GTATTTAACTGTAATAATTATGTCTTTAAATGAGATTTTGAAATGAAATATCATAGGTTTGCATGCGGGATTATTTTATGTTATACATAAAATAATCAATTGTCACATTCTTCTTCCTCGATGCACTCCAGTTGAGATTCCTGTTCCTGTTTTTTTCTGTACTTTCTCTTTCCCATGGCTTTGCAGGAATAAATATGTATTATAGAGATTATGTCCTCTGCCAATTCTGTGTTTGATGATTTTTCACCATCTGTGTCCACAACAAAAAGACGTGTTTTGTTCTTCTCAAAAATAAATTCCACCAGTTCAAATCCAAACCTACACAATCGGTCTCTGTGTGCAACAACCACCTCCTCCACGTTTCCAAGCATTGATTGTTCCAGTATGGATTTTAAACCTATTCTTTTCCAGTTAAGACCACTCCCGATGTCTGATATAATTTCATGGTTGGGAAATTTTTCCTTCATATATTCTTCCTGACGCTCAAGATCGTCTGATTGTTTTTTCGATGAAACCCTACAGTAGCAAATCCTTCGCTTGATACTGTATTTGACCACATTGCTACCAATAATTTTTTTGATGTCATCCATGCTATAGTTTCTAAACCCAGATGGTGTTCTGATTGTTCTAATTTTTCCCTGATTGTCCCAAGAACGCAATGTTTCACTTGTTACATTCAGATAATGTCTCGCCCTGGCTGGTGATATGTATTCGTTTTCCATTTGTATGATTAATGCTAAAATTCTTATCTTTAAATTTCTTTTTTAAGATAAGAAGTTATGATAAGTTACTAAATCATAGAGTTGGTGGCAACAGTTCCGAGTCTAAAGATTTCTCCCCTCACCTAAAATGAACAAAATGGACATTTTTATTGTTATAGACGCAGAGGTCACCTCTGAAAACACAGGAAAAAAAAATACAAGAGTTGCACGTGAAAATGTGTCATTTTTGGAACAACTTGCAGAAGTGAGTCACATTGCCGTTCATATTCAACACAACGAGGTTTTTCACAAAATAAATTCCAAGAACAAATTTATGTTTTCGACAGGTGACACTGTCGCAGAATTTCTACAGGACATGAGAGATCTGTCCAATTTCTACAGGGCGGAACGCACGGTGGTTTTGATGAGCCTAAAAATGTTAAAAATGGTTTTTCAGACGGATTGTTCATTTGTCGAGAATATTTACATGTATGTGGACAATGAATTTGTCAGAACACATGGTATACCTGAATTTCTCGATCCATCACGTATGTTAATACAGAACAAAATTTCTTCTGGGACAATGACAAGATATGAAATCAGAATTGGGGAGACTTTCGAGACACAATACATGCTCATACTGAAAAATCTTGTCAAATCAAAAACTCTCAGAAATTGCAGAAATGGTGTGACAAAATCGACATTTGGCGGATTTATGCGCTTTGACCTGAGAGATGGGTTTCCACTCCTCACGACGCGAAAAATGTTCTTCAGAGGTATAGTCGAGGAGTTACTTTTTTTCATTCGCGGAGACACAGACACAAAATGTCTTGAAAATATTGGTGTAAATATCTGGAGGGGAAACACTAATCGCGAATTTTTAGACAATGTCGGTCTAACATACAAGGAGGGAATGATGGGACCACTATATGGGGCACAATGGCGCCACTTCAATGGTGTGTATGATGAAACAACCGGAAAATCTTCTGGTGGTGTGGACCAATTGGTGAATGTCATAAATTTGATACAGACTGACCCAAATTCACGCAGAATTATTATGACATCCTTCAATCCATCACAGGCTGACGATGCTGTCCTGTATCCGTGTCATTCTGTTGTGCTTCAATTTTACGTCGATAACGATTCTCTGGATCTGATGGCGTATTCGCGTTCAATAGACTGGTTTCACGGTGCACCGTTTAACATCGCGTCATATTCCCTGTTATTGACACTTGTGGCAAGTCTGACGGGTCACATTCCGCGGATCGTCAATGTAGTCTTTGGTGATTCTCACATTTACAGAGCACACGAGGATGAATGCAGAGAACTTTTAAACCGCCCAATTTTCAAACCTCCGAGGTTGAATATTAAGAAAAATCTTCTGACAATTGAGGACATTGAAGGACTCAAATTTGAGGACTTTTATTTGGAAAACTATCAATGCCACAATAACATCAAAGCAGACATGGTTTCATAATTTAGCTTCAATGTTTGAAGCTAAAACGCTCTAAATTTACCAATTTCTATGTCAATACCTATGAATTTTTTTCTCAATATTGAGAAAAAAAATTATCAGGATTTCTGTGTCAGTATTCAATGTGTTGAAGAAGTCCACCGTGTTTCCTGTACACTTCGCGTCGCATTTCAAAATGTCTCTTCAATATGGGATTATCATCGACTAAATCGAAAACAATCGGTTCTGTGTCCTGTGTACGAAAAATTCGTCCCAAAACTTGTGTGTAATATTCCTCCGTATCAGCAGCGAGAAGGAGGGTGTCAAGTTTTGAGTGGTCAAAACCACATGATACTTTCTGTATTGTTGCCACAAGAATTCGCGCTGTTGGGTCGTATTCCTGCTTGCTTCCAACCAAATTTGTCACACTTTCACCCTTTTCAGTCAAATTCTTTATTAAATATCGCGCTTGTTCCACTCTTTTCGTGAGAAGGAGAAAATTTCTGTCCGCGTTTGTGACAACTATGTGTATGATTAAATCATTGCGCTTTTTGTTGGTTGCCTGTGAATCAAGCACAGAACCCCAGTTTATTTTTCCATTTGACATGTACTTCATCTCTGGTTTAAATTTTGTGTTGACCACAAATACCGTATGTCGCTTGAAAAGTTCACGTACAATTTTATTGTCTCCAAAATAGAGACTTATGAGGGAATCCATTTCATCAGGGCGATAAGGTGTTGCCGAGAGGCCTATTAAATACCGCGGTGTTAAACGCAAAAGAGATTTTGATAATGTCTCTGCCACAATTGTGTGACAATTGTGAACAACAACTCCACCCAAATGACATTGATCGCCACACACGACAAAATTGTGGTTGTCCTCAACCTCTATATCATACACATATTTTTGTTTTGGTCCACTATAATTGGAGACGCTTTCAACTCTCAAGCATCCATGTACAAAGGGTTGCGTGATTTCGCACAAACTATAAGACCACACATGGGGATGTATAATTGTCATAAACCGAAGGACATTTTTATTCGACACCACAATGAATATGACATTTTCAAACACTTGGGGATGGACATTGATGTCATGTTTTCTGAAAAAATTAAGAATGAGGACGAGATGTTGTTTTAGGTCTGGACGGCATACCAAAATGATATCTCTGTCATGGCAATATGAAAAACTTTCCATATACCATACGGCCAAACCTTTCGCGTCAAATTTGTTCATCATGTCAGGAAAATCCTCATCAAGGTACCGTTTTCCGTCATCGAACATCACCTTCATTCCACTCACTCTGAACATGTCATTTTTCATCGCGATGTATTCTGTCTCAAAACAACCAAATGGTTGTTTTGTCTTAAAATTAACGATATAGTGTCCATCACATGCAATAACTGACATAGTTTTCGCCAGAAAACATCCGAAAACAATTTGCTGTCGATCAGTGTCAAGTACAGATACCATGTCTGCACCTGAAAATTCCATTTTGTCACATGTCGCCACAATGGCGACATTATTCTCCAAATCCTTTGCACTTTTATATCCACCAAACAATGTCAGGAACATGTGGTCCTCTGTGCACTCTATCTTTGTTGAATCAGAGAATTTAACAGTGACTAACCTTTTAGTCACATCTTTTTTAAAGGCGTTTGTCACAGTTTTGTATTCAAAAATTTTCTCCCTTTCGTTAAACGAGAGCACACGGTGCACATGTGACGGAGATGACCACATGTCCCCTATTTTTACCAGACCATATGGTGTTATTAACAGCGTGTTGTATGTAAAACACTCGTCTATTATAGCCGTTCCAATGTCGTCAAACCACTCATTTCCAATTTTTGGCATATTTATGGCGTTTATTATATAAAAATCAGCGTCCTTTCTTTTCTCTTTCAAATTTATTTTTTGTATAACAGAATTAGGACACACGGACTTTATACTTTTCTCCCATTGATTCATCAGAACTACGCGGTTCATCACAATCATCGTTTTCAGGCCTATCGAACAGGCTAAGTTTATACTTGTGATGGTATTGTGTGTAACAGTAAAATCACCCAATAAAAAACGGTGATTTCCATCTATCTCAAACCCGTAGTAGTCGGTTTCACTTATGGGTGTGACACTGATTTGCGATATGGATATTGAATTTTCGTTGTGTTTGTATTCGGAACGGTTTTCTTGCAACAACACAGGAATTTCAGGACCAGTGGTTGTGACCATGACAATTGTGTGATAAAATTTACCATTTCGGTATGAATCATATGCCAGCGAATTAAAACCGAGAGAATGAGTCAGATAAAGTATGTCCTCACACAATCGAATAGATTTCACAGTGATGTAGCACATGTTTTCGCAATTTACACGACCACAGGAATCGATAAGTCCAGCCAAAACGGCAAGCCTAACTTCTCTTGTGTTTATCAGGTAATCGTTCGGTATTTTCTTTCGCGTCAAAAGACCGAGGCGGTTCATCGCTCCGTTCAATGTCGCTCCTGTCTTTGCCATTCTGACGTATGTCTGTTTTCTTATTTCCCCATTTCCCATGTCTATGTCCCGTTTTTCTATCAGCTCAATTTCGCTCATTGCGAGACATTTTGTCACGTGACGTATAAATAACTCGTTGCTTGTTCTAAATTCCCCAGTTGTTTCATTTCCTATACCAAGCCACAGGCCAAGAAAATATGGATCAATGTGCATGTTGCGGTGTCCAAATTTAACGGGAATACGATATGAAAACAAGTTTGACCTTGTGTAATATGATAGCCCCAAATATTCTTCTATGGAAATGTCCACGATAGGATTGCTGTCCAACATGCTGAGAAAATGATCCGCCTCAAATTCGTCGATAAATGGCATAAACCTATAATCCATAACATTTTTGTCAAAGTAAATGACATGGATTAATGTGTCGTTGGGAAATTTTACCTTTTTTCTATGACTTATGGCGCACAGAGATAATATGTGCGATTGATTTGCTGTGAATGGCTGTCCGTAAAATATATCGATGCGATACATTTGTTCTTTTCCACGCGCCAAACTTAGGACATTTCTGACCATTCCATCATCACCCATAAGTTTATCACCCGTGACAATATGTTGCACTTTTTTGATGGTTCCGTTAAAACAGAGGACTGGTGTGTTAAATCCGAGACATTTACCAAACCCACAATACATGGACATCAGGGTGCTGCCGGTTTTGTTCAGACAAGAGATTGCATCATTCTTCACCTTAATCTGTTCCTCGCGAAGTTTTCCCTCAAATTTTACAGACATTTGAGAAAATAATTCACGCGGTGGGCGTTGTATTCCCCATTCAATTGTTGCATACGACAACGGCAAATACACCTGTCTGTCAATGAGGTTGAAGGGATACACAAATTTTTGTTGAATTCCTGTTTTCCTCAGTGGAAGTGTGAGTTCCTTCTCAATTGATGCCAATTGTTCATCGTCAAAATTATCAATGCTGGTTTTACAAGCCATTTCTTAAAACACCAATGTAACTTTTAGTAAAAAAACAATTTTTTTAAAAAGACGTGTGTCTTTTTCGAAGTCTTGTCAGGACAAACACGATGAGTGCAAGCACGGCGATCGCGATGACAACTTTTTTCACCCCTTTGGTTGTGTATCCACCCAATGGTCCATTTTTTGACGCAGTTTTTCCATCAGTCTTGTAATAGGAATCCAATTCCTTTCTTTTTGCCTCCATAAATTTTTGGTTCATTTGGTTCAAACTTAGGAGCTCTGGTGGTTTTGTGACACTTATCAACACAATTCCCCCACCTAAATGTGACATTCCAGAGGCGTCGTTTATGACAGTGCGTTTGTCAAATTGAGAGATTTTGTTCCAAGGATACATGGCCATTTTAAAGCAGCCATTTTCTCCCCATTTATTATCCCAAGAATTTCTGCAATACCAGTATGGAACATCAGCACGTTTATCACCATTGTCGACAACGATATTTTTCGCTACACCCCAACCCACTATGGCGACAGCATGCGAACCCTTGTAATTTTTAGGACCCGCCTCGTCATCACTGAACACGAGTTTTTGACCATCCTGTATCTCAGAACCATACTGACATCGTTCAAGATACACACCACCGTTTATCTTGGAAAAAAGTCCCTTCATAAAATTTGAGAAGACAATGAATCCGCCCATCGCTGGGCCATAAGCATATATGTGTTTTTTGACGAGAGTTGCCACATTATTTTCTGATACACCCTGTGCCCCGATGAAAATATTTTTTGAATTGGGTTCGATTTTGTAGAGATAATGTTTGTCAGAAAAATAACAACCACAACTGGGTATGCGCGAATTCAACGCATTTACCTCCTGTGCGACCTTTGCCTTGTCAAAATGTGTCAGAGAACTTCCGTTACATATGGGATCTTCCTCACACCACGAATAATCGACACAATGATTGCTCGCTATACCTCCTCGCGCTATGTCTTCGAAAAGAAGCGCAGGATTTCCTCCCTGACAACCATGTTGAGTGTAACACGCTAAAGACCATGTTGTTGAAAGATCAGGCTGCCAATCGACTAAACCACTCACCACAAAGTTATCAGCAACAATTCCGGCGCCAGAAATTGCCCAGCAACTTAAAAAAAGTAAAAAAATTCCCCTGTAATCTTACGCAAAATCATAATATATCGCGATAGTCCTATAATTACAGATTTTTTATAGATTTAAAAAAATGGCACAGTCCTGATAAATATTTTTATTTGTGGAAATGTCTATTATAAGTTACAATCCCCCAACATACATTGAACTAAGCGAATCTCTCATCATGCTGAAAAATTACATTCTGAATGACAGGGATTTTTGCTCCAAC